TATAGAAAGTGTCGATAACCACATCGGTGTTATTGCTTAACGCAAAAATGCCATTAAACAATGCCGGCCATAGCCGTGTGAAAGGTATCCACACCGGCGCGTTAGCCGTTGCTATAACCCACACGTCGGTTATAATGTTATCGCTCGCGCTCACTGCCTGCTCCGTGCCATTGATGTAAAGGCGGAGCCCCGGCTTCCATGTCCACTTGTTAGTGGTCTCGTCATAAGTGAACGGCGCATTTTCGTCCTCTTCAAAAAAGCTCGAGAGGTCGGCCAGATACACCTCGTCTTCTACCAGCGCCCTTGAGCTGCCTGCCGTGAGGGTAGCGTCGATGCTGCCGTCATCATTGATAGTCTGCTTGCTGACAGTTCCGAAAGGGAACACAGCGCCCTGGAACGAACAGCTGCCGTGTGCAAATTTCACCTTTGTGGCCGTCGCCTCAGCGTCCGCCGCTATCTTTACGCAGGGCAGTACACGGAAGATGTTACTTCCTTTTTGCCCTTGCGCCGTCTCGATGTCCGAAAGCTCGAACAATAATGCGCCCTCGGGCAGTATCCATCCTCCGGACGTTGCCCCTCGCGCTATCACCAGCGCGCCGTTGCGTACATCAGCTATACGATGCTCGATGCACTTGTAACTTTTAGCGTCGCGCCTCTTTTTTACGGTCATTGCCATAATTTTTTAATCTCCTTAAAATAAATTTTTAATAAGGTTTGCTATCTTTGCCTTTCTCCTTTGAAGCGTAGCCCTCGACGGCTTTCTTCAAAGTCTCCGGCACTTGGCCCGACCCGCCTCCGCCCCCTGCCGGTGGACTGAACAGCCCGCCCTGACCTTTGTTGCTTTTGATAAGCTCGTCAGCATCAGCCTTGATACCCACGAGCCAGCCGTCAAAGTCGGCATCGTCCTTGAATTGATAGCGTCCGAAGTCGTCCGTGATGCGTTTCGCGTATTTCTCCGGTGCGCCCTTAAGGGTGCTTTGCAACTTCATTGTGCGTTCATTGACTACGCGCCCCTGCTCTATCTTATCGAGACGTTTGTTAATTGCCTCCAATGCTTTCAGTGTCGCGTTGTAATGCCCGTCTGTGTCTGCTGTATCGGGTTTATCTTGACCCCCCTTGTCAGGGTTGTCATCACCGGATGGATTAACCGCCTTGCCGTCTTTGAGATTATGCCTTTTCTCATAATTGGCTACAGCTGTTTGAGAAGCCTCGGTGACGCGGCTCTCGGTATATTGGTCGAGTACGTCTTGCATGGTGAGCGCCTCAACGGCAGCCTTGGCAGCGTCCTCTGTGGTTGCAGTCTTCGCGAGCTTTGCTGCTATCCTGCTTAAAATGTCGGCCCTCAACCCCTGAAACTTAGTTGTCAAAAGCTCTAAAATTGTTTTTTCCATGGTGTTCCTACAATATTTGCCCAAATATAATAAATAATTTTAATATGGCTTATCACATAAGCCTTTTTTTACAAATTTTTCAAAATATCGTGTTCCTACAATATTTGCCCAAATATAATAAATAATTTTAATATGGCTTATCACATAAGCCTTTTTTTACAAATTTTTCAAAATATCGTTTACGATCTTGCGGTTGTCACTCAAAAAGTAGGGTAACTTTTTGGCCGTCACGATACGCTGCTTGTTAGCCCTCACCCACTCGGTAAAAATTGGAGGCATCTCTTTGACCCGATTGCGGCTATAGCTCGATGCCCTTTTGCCTGCCATAATCAAAGCGTCATCTCTGTCCATCTCTGCCTCTGTCTTGAGAATTGCCGTCATCTGACAAAGGCAGTTAGGGTGCCAGCCGGTGAACTTGAAATTTTTAGGATAGTCGCCCTGTAGCTCATCGCAAATGTCGTATGCCGGATGCGCTCCGCTCAAGGAGATGCGCACCCCTACGACAAAGTCCATCTTATCCCACCTCAGCTGATCAGCCGTGTGATATGCGGCGTTGATCTCGGTGCGCGCCACCCTCATGGCGTTCTTGTAACTCGACCGATAAACTCCCGCCCCCGGGTGATACTCCTTTGCCGCTTTGGATAGTTGCAGCTTACCCTCGGCATCGCGTACACGGCGGTAAAGCCTGTTAGGCTCCCTCAAATATTTCCGGATATCTCGCGATAGCTCCGCTGCCGACTTCGCCTCTGACAGCCCCAGCCCTATGGCCCCCTCGATCTGCTTTAACACTTCGCCTTGACGCCACACCCCTGCCGACAATGCCTCGATCTTCAGCACGCGCGTCTTCTTAAACGCCTCGAGTGCTTTGTCGTTATTAGAGAGATAGGCGCGCTGCTTTGACTTCGGCAGCTTGCTGAGATTCTTACCAAATAACCGATTGACCATTTCATCATTTTGCCGGTTGGCCACGGCCCATGCCGCCTCCACTCCGTTAAGGACGATAAACCTTATTTGTGAGTCCACCTCGGCCATCAGCTGCTCCAGCCTCCTTTTTGCCGTTGGGAATTGGCTCAAACTGAACACGCCCCCCGGCGGCAGGTCGAGACGCACTCCGATCTTCGCAGCCTCGATAGCTGCGAGCCGGTATATCTCGTCGATGTGTCTTTGCACCTGTGCTACGAGGGCCTTATTAGTCTGAGCTTTTTTAGGCATTATTCATAAGCTCCAAACACACTGCGTTGCTCATCCTCTCTGATCTGGTCAAGTGTCTGTTGAGGATTTTTGGACAGCCCCGCTTTCTCAATCGCCTCATACTGGCTCATAATAGCCTTGCCGCCGGTAGCGTTGCTGTACCTCTCGATGCGGTCTTTCTCGTCATCTATCTTGTATGGATTGATTCTATTTTCCACCGGCATAGCAGCAAAAGCGTCCGCGATGTCTGGAAACATAAGCCCCGCTAACGCTTTTACCACATTAGCCTCTCTGTCGAGAAATTCCTGAAGCGCGCCGGCCTCCTGAAGCACGCGCAATTGCGCGTCGATAAACAGCATCTTGCGCGCCTCCCCACTCATCGGCGTGCTTTTCATATTCTCGTAGCTTATGTCCGGTATCTGCAGATTGGTGTAGTACTCCCTGCGCAGCCCCTCGAGTTGCAGCTTGACGGCCTCCGGCGATTGCTGCCATGTCACGTACTCCAAGCGGCCAGATGCCGGATACTTGACCACTTTGCGGAATTTGTCCGTGTCCTCATTTCCCATTTGGATCGTCTCATCGGCAAAAAGTGCCAATATCGGTGCGGAGTTGTCACGGATGCAGTTGCCATTGTCGCTGTAGGTGCGCTCCTGCTCCGCTCTCAAACGGCTGCTATCTCTCCAGCACGGCTTTTTGGACCATGCATAGGCCCCCGGTATCTTTCCTATCTCCAGCTTTTTTCTAAACAATTCTTTCCACGCGTCAGCGCCCTCTTTGTTAGTCTGCTCCCACCGTATGTGCCACGTGTCAGTGAAGGTGTCAAAAAAGCGGCGGGTATCGACGCCGTTGTAATAGTTGTATTCAAAAGACAAAGCGATGAGGTCTAAGTCATCGTCAAATAGCGGATATATGCCGTCGCCATTCATCGGCGTGTAGGTGCGTCGCCTGATCTTGTAATTGCACTTTTCGCCATAGTCATAATGCGGAGCTGAATCTACCAAGTACCATAACGTTGCGATCTCGCAACCTGCGAAAAAATGAACGCCTCGCTCAAGGTTCAACGCATTGATACGATTCTTCTTGTAAATTCGTTCCATTATAGCCTGTGCGCGCTGCGCCCTTTCGTCCTGCGCATCGTATATGCGCGTTACCGGTATGCCGAATGTCAAGCCCGTAAGGCGGTTAGTTGCCAGCTGCTCGAGTGATAGAGGCACTCTCACCACTTTGCCTCCCTCCATTACGCTGACATCCTGATAGGTAGCCTCGTTCATTATGTCGTGATGCTTGATGTCATAATCTTTAGCAAGCTCACTCCATAAAGGAGGGCTCGGAATTTTACGCTTTAACTCCGTGATGATGTCATCTGTTTTTTGTAAACTTAAAATTGAATTGATGTCGGTAGGCATTGTGTTATCTCCTTATTCCTCTGATAATCTCTAATTGCTCTAAATCTGAATTGTCGTATGTTAATTGTCGGTTATTGAAATCTTGAACAGCATAGCCGGTAATATCCACATATTCATCGTGCTTTGCAGTAGGGAATCCTGCCATCTCATCAAGATAACCGGCGTTCCACACACCTGCCATCAGCTTGACTCTCTGCGCCTCGAGTGTCGGCGATGCTGCATTTGCTCTCTCCACCTTGCTGGTAGTTGGTGTGTCAATCGCCACGATGTTAAGCTGAGTATAACGCCGCAACTGCTGTATCAATGAGAGGCCGTTTGCTTTAGGCTCTATCCGCACCGTGCTTTTGTGATTATACCCCATTTGCCGCACGTAGTTAGGCAGCCATTTGCATAATTCGGGAAACTCTAAATAAACCTTTACAGCATCGATGATCAGGAGGCTGTTACCGTCATCGCACACGGCTATCACACCGGTAGGGTCGTTTTTAGTATTCGTCGTATATGCCGTGTCGATATAAAAGTGAACGCCACGCTGCCTTTGCGCCTGCTGCACTACTTGCTGGAGCGATTGATTTGCCGTTATCGGGAACCAGTCGCGCCTTATGAGATTACCTGCTTTGTTGTACGGCTGTTGATCATATTGCCCTGCATACATCTGTGTGCCTAATGCCGTTTTTTGCTCTTGCAGCACCTCCCGCGACAGCCTTATGGGATCGAGAAGTCCATTTGTGTAAAACTGCTTAAGCTCTATCGGATGAACCTCATCCGATATCTCCGCCGGCAGGCGTATATGTTTTATGCCGTCAGTCGACTGCGCCAAAAGATAGCCGGTGACGTCATCTTCGTGAAGCCTCTGCATTATGGTGACCGTAGGCGTGTTGGCCTTGTCAACCTTACGCGTGGCGAGTGTAGCCGTATGGTTGTTTGCCGCTTTGCGCATCGCCTCCGAGGACGCCTGCCCCGGGTTCAAAGGATCATCGTTAATTATAACATGTGCATGCTTACCCGTGATAGTGCCTCCGGTTGAAGTGGTGTATCGCGCCCCTTTGCGCCGCGTCTCATAGTTGCTCCGTGCCGTACGATCTTGCCTCAACCTCACATGTGGAAATAATTTTTGATACTTCAGCGATAAAATAACATCGCGAGATTTACTCGAATGGTCTTCGGCAAGGTCGGCGCTATAAGAATTTGTGATTATGCGCAAAGAGGCATCTTGCGTCCAAAGCCATGCCGGCCACATGATAGTACAAATTCGGCTCTTTGTCATTCCGGGAGGAATGTTGATGATCAGGTCATAAGGCTTCGGCTCACGCGCCACTATATACCTCGACAGCTCCTGCAGCTCATCGCATAAGTAACGTATGTGCCAATTTGCCACCAGCGACTCAGACTCGATTGTATCCCAGAACTCACAAAAAAAGTTATAGAAGCTCTTTGTGCATCGCTCCGACAAAGCCTGAACTCCGGCCATGATGATAACCTGATCTGTAAGTACCATCGCGTCATTCCTCTTTCAAAAAATTGCGCCCTATATTCTCCAGCACCTCGCGCTCCTCATCTGTAAGGTTAGAGAGGTCGACGTGATTTTTGCTCTCTACATAAGCATCTACCTTTTCGATGTAACCACGCCTACGGCCTTGCGTTTTGAGATAAAACAGGATGCACGCCGTATCGCCGCTCATGATCTTTTTCATCAGCTGCGTCTCTACTATATCGAGCGTCACCTCTTTTATCTGATCAACCTCAGCGTCAAATTCCGGATCATTCCTTTTCCAATCCGCTATAGTCTGCCTTGTCAGCCCCATCTGCTCCACCACCGGCTGCTGCACGCCCGCCGTTTTCTTAAGGCCCTCAAGGAATAATGCCTTGAGCCTCTTTGTCTCTCTTTTGGAAATTCGCCCCCTACCTCTGCGCACCCCCTTGTTAACCGGAGTACCCATGACTTTGCCTCCTTATGATTAAAAAACGAAATATGAAAATAGGATACCGAACACTATTCCGCCCACGTTACAAGCCATGTCATGCATTGAAAATTGACCGCCCTGCAGCATATCCTGAAATTCTTTAGCTATACCGGCCGTAAAAACCAAAGACGCCGCTACCCATACCGGTGCAAATGCCGCAATGACGATAACTATAAGCGCAGATAGCGCAAAATGCAAAAGGCCGTCAATCCTGATCCAGCCCCATATCTTCTGTAATAATTTCATAGCTGTTAAATCTCCGTTACTCAAATGAATTTATTCCGTCAAAATAATTTTTGTAAAAGTCGTATAGCCCCCTGTCAATCGTGATACACGCCTGCTCCGTACGAGGGTTGGTGTTGATGTTTGCGCTGGTCTGTATGCCAAAAGCGAACTTAGCCCCGATGCCCGCCATGATCTTCGAGTGGTTGCGAAACACACAAATTCGCCCAAGTCCGGGATAGTCGCCGTATAGCCTTTTCAGCATCGAGTACTCCGTTTTATAACTACCGGTAAATATTTCGCCCACGTAGATGTCGAGACGATTTATGTGATCCTGCTCGATCCACTCCCTGAACTGCAGGACGTCATCAGCTGCCATGCACCACGTGCTAATGAGACAATGCTCCAGCCGTTGCTGCCTTATGACCGCCTTGAGATATGACAGCGCGTCGATGTCGCCGCCGGTCAATAGATGGTACGATACACCCTCCTCAAAATGAAATCCGGGAGCGGCGAAGGCGTCAAGAAGACGCGTCTCACTAAAGGCGCGCCGGTAGACGTACTTTGTTGAAAGCTCGTATTTTTCAGCCTTAAGATTTAGTTTTGACCGCTTTTCTATCTTCTCGTCCGGCTCGATCTCTTTGGTCGTTTTCGATATTTCGCCCAAAGGATCAGTGACGTCAAAGAATGTAGCGCCGAAATCAAAAAATCCGCCATCCGTCATCTCTCAATCCTCTCCGCCTTTTGTCCGGTAAAAGTTTCCCATCTGTGAATGATGACGTCGCAATAGACCGGATCGAACTCCATCATCCGGCAATGCCTGCCCAGCTGCTCGCAGGCTATAAGCGTCGATCCGCTGCCTCCAAAGGGGTCGAGTACGCACTCCCCCCCTCGGCTGGAATAGGCAATGAAACGGCCTACTAATGGCACCGGTTTCATTGTCGGATGCTCGGCATTGCGCAAAGGCTTGTTTTCGCGGATTGGCCGGTAGCCCCTCGATTTGCCCTTTATTCGACTGTAACCTTGTGATTTCTATCTTTTTCGTCTGCATTTTTTACATGTCTATTTTGTTTTGCCCCAAATATAGTAAAAAATGGCTTACCTTGTAAACCTTTTATAATAATTTTTTCATTTCTCGAATTTGTTGGAGGAGAGATACCTGTGTATCGCCTTTGCCTTTCAGCACCCGCAGCACCCTCTCGTCCATCGTGCCTTTGACTGTCAAATGGTAAAGCAGCACCGGCTTCGTTTGGCCTTGCCGGTGCAGCCGCTTGTTAGCCTGTTGGTATAATTCGAGGTTCCACGTCAGCGAGTGCCAAACGATGATGCGCCCTCCGGCCTGCATGTTCAGTCCGTATGCCACCGATGCCGGATGTGCCAGCATAACTCTGATCCGTTTGCCGTTCCACCGGGCCAAAATGTGTTCCTCGCCTTTGAAAACCACCGGCCGATACTGCTTTAAAGCCTCCATGATGCGCTCTTTTTCATGGATATAATTGTAATAAACCAATACCGGCTCGTTGGCATTTTCGATTATATCGGCCAAGGCCTCGATCTTCGTTTCATCAACAAAGTGCCATTTATGCTCATTGTCATAAACTGCTCCCGAGGTGAATTGCAGGAGCTTATTCGTCAGGGCCGCCGCCGTCAGCGCCTCGATGGTATCCTCGTCTATCTGCAGGAGCTGCTCTCTCTCAAAGTCCTTATACAGTAAGGCTTTTTCTTCCGTAAAATTCAAAGTCATGCCCGCCTCGATCATGTCAGGCACTTCGATGTAATCCTCTGCTCTCATCGACATGCAAATGTCCGAGATCAATTCTGATATTTTTGTTGTCGTTCCCACTTTCGGCCTCCATTCATAGATGACCGCCCCATTTCGTCTTCCGGGAGTGAAGTATTTCGCCCTGTACGACGTCAAAGTCTTTCCCAACCGCTGGCCCATATCCAAAAGCCATATCTGGCTCCACAAATCCATGAGCCCGTTCGGCGATGGCGTTCCGGTAAGGAGAATTACCCGCCTGAACTGCGGACGGACGCGCCTCAACGCTTTGAACCTTTTCGCCGAAGGATTTTTAAAGCTGGAACTCTCATCAATGATCACCATATCGAAGGGCCAGGGCCACTCTTTATATCTTTCAACCAGCCATACCACATTCTCCCGATTTATGACGTAAATATCAGCATCGGAGGCCAACGCCCTCTCCCTCGTCTTTTCATCTCCCAGAATTATCGACAGCCTCAAATGGCTAGTGTGATCCCACTTCTGGGCCTCTGCGCTCCACGTGTTCCGCGCCACGCTTTTGGGCGCTATCACAAGGGCTTTGTCCACTTCGAGACAGTCCTGCAGCTCCGCCACGGCGGTCAGCGCTATCACGCTTTTCCCCAGCCCCATGTCAAGGAACAACGCGGCATTGGGATTATCTAATAAAAAGTCCTTAGCCCTGATCTGATATGGATGTGGGACATATTTCATTTGTTGATAAAATTGTTGATAAAGTGCTCCAACGCCTCGGAGTTGTCTATGACGTAGACCTCAAATCCCTGTCGTTCTATTTGTGCTTTCGTATGCATCTGCAGCTTTGTCGGCTTTAGTCCTGTGCTTTTGACCTCGACAAAACACGCCTTTCCGTTAAAAAGCACCAGCCTGTCCGGCATTCCCCTGTGAAACTGACTCGAAAACTTAAAAGCCTCCCCTCCGGCGGTGCGCACCTTTTCCGCCAGCTTACGTTCCAAAATCTTCTCGCTTTCGACCTTTTTGGGCCTTTTTCGTTCCGTTTTTGTGTTTTTCTGTTCCATTTTGATATTTTTTCGCTTTATTCCTCAATGCTTTGCACGTCATCCTCGAGCTTGCTCCAGTCGTTCTTCGGGCCTCTGCTCAAGGCCTTGCGGATGGCGTTCAGGTGGTGCTTCACATTTTGCCGGTAGACGCCTCGCGTCTTGCATTCCTCGACCATGTCGGTAAGGACGTCATCCATCAACTGGTCGAGATGCAGAAAGCAAAGAATGTATCTGTTCAGTTTTTCGTAATTGTAATCCGGGTCATCCGGGATTGCTTTTTTCAAAGTCGTCAAGGCTTTTAAATTTTAGGTACTTGATATGTCAGGTCAATTCGCGTGTAATGGATGTGCCCGCAATTCTCGCATCTGTTGATTAAAATTTTCTGCAGGAGATTTCCAGCAGGATCGGTAATTTTGTCCGTGGCATGAACTACGTATTTATGCAGTCCTAAAAAGCATTTCAAATCTTGGCTCATATCTGTTTTTTTTTGGTTACTTACAAAAAATCGTTCGGGACAATGGGACAATATTTTCCCACATATTATTAAATACGCGATTAGGTTAATATATATACGCGTATATTTATCCTAATCGCACTTTTATACTTTCAATGGTATTTTATTGTCCCATTGTCCCAAAAGTGTTGTATCGTGCTGGCTTTTAGCCTGTTGGGTGTGGGACAATAATGGGACAATAAGTGGGACAATAATAGGCATTGTCCCGGGATAATAGATTGTTACTTTTTTTATTGTCCCGTTGCTTTGTCCCATCGTCCGGGGCCGTTTTTCACCATTATTTTTAAGTCTCTGCTTACGAATTGAAATCCAAAAATCCTTATTTTTCAAATTAGGCTTCGGGTCAATCGGTTTTTTCATTA